AGGATGGTCTGCAAGTCATGGACCGCTTCGGGTGATAGCCGCATGAACAGGGCCGCTTGGTACTGTTCCCAATAGTGGCGGTGCTTTTGGGCCGTGAGGTATTCCGCTTGGGTCATCGGTTTGTTAGTTGCAGGATGACAACGGTTAACCCCGCAGAGGCAAGGCCGTACACGGGAGCGAGGACCCAACCGCAGGTGGACCAAGTGAGCAGGACCGCCACCCAAAATGTGAGGCAGGTGACGCAGGAGAACGGCTTGTGACGGGCGAACCAGGTCTTGTACCAAGCCTGGGGCAGCACATGGTACTCCGCAATGGCGAGGGCGGTCAGGCTACTTATCAGCAGGGGAAATATCAGCGTGTCCATGGGATTGAATGGCGGCCTTGATTTTGGCCTTGGCTTGGTCTATTGAATAAATGATGCTGCGGTACGGAATGCCCGTGTCACGGGACAACTTCTTCATGTTCCCCGTCCGAAGGTGCAGGCGCAGCAGTTCCTTGTCATAGGGAAACGCCCCGTCCTTGGCCCATGTGTCCATTTCCGCCTCTGCAATGGCCCACAGGTCATCCATGAGGGAATCGTACTCGGATTGGGGGATAGGGGAATCGGGGTCCAGTTCTTCAAGCAAATCGTGGTGACGGTACTTTTGGGCGAACTGGTTGTTCTTTCCTCGGTACAGGTTCAGCAGGAGGCGCACCACATAGAACTTGAAGTAGCCCTGCGCTTGTATTTGCAGAATCTTGGCGGGGTCCTTTTCCAGTAGAATCAGCACGCACTCCTGCTCCAAGTCCCTCCAAAGCGGGTCGCCTCCTGTGATGGTAAGGCAGGCTTTTCGGATTTCGCCGCTTCGGTAGAGGTCAAGGATTACGGTGTCGGCTGACTGCATATGCAAAGATTGCAAAAAAAAAGGGCCAGCGGTTAGGCCGACCCTGTCCGAATCTCACGGATTTGCCGATTATCGTAGGCTCACCGACGACCTAAGTCGCACTTAGTCAGAGGTGTAGGGGTGATTACTTGTTTGCAAATTCTGCCTTGTTATGTGCAAAACTTGTGTACGAAGGAATTTAAGTTGAGGTGTAGAGCGGGAATCCTGCACATGGGTGACAAGGTTGTGAATGATAGTGGCATGGTCCCGATTGAGTTCTATGGCGATGTTCTTGTAGGTAAACAGGAACTCCGAGTAGGCGATGTCTGCAATGATGCTCCTTGCGATTACCAACGGCCGAAGCCTGCTTTTGGAGTAAATGTTCTCAATCGGAATCCCAAGGACTTCGCTGGTTGCCTCGGCAATGACCCGAATGATATGCAGGTTGCTTGGTCGCTTCTTGGTTGGAACTCGCAGGTCGTTTGCAAGGCAGTAGGTCCGAATGATATCGGGCAATTCGTTCATAAATGCCTCGCCGTACTTGGCGGCATAGCGTTCTAATTTGGTCTGCATGACTTATACTATTTCGGGGATGGGCATCCAATAAGCAACTTCACAAGTAAACCATGAGTGGTTTTCGGAGTGCCATTTATCCTCTTTGACCCAATACCAGGCCACAATTTGCATTCCTTCGTTATCAGTAATCAGCACGGGTTGCCCATTAAAGGGCATTTGGTCTTGGGGTCTTATCCAGGGCATAGTCAGGCGTTTTTGGCTTGAAGGATTCTTCCGAGGAGGGTCCAGTTCACGGACCAAGGCTTAATGGTTTCGGAGCGGTCGGGGCGGCTGCAAGACACGCACTCCTTGCGGATGTGGATTTGCCAGCGGCGAAAATCGGTGGGGGTTGGTTTCATGGGTTTTGGTTTAGGTTTAGCGAAGATATACACAAGTTAAGAACATTCAGCCAACACCCTCTGGAAATCTTCCACGCTTCGGATGACTACATATTTGTAGCCAACTGACTGAACCACCCCCTGCCACCATTTCTGCGAGAGGGACTGCTTGCCCTTGGGCGTTTTAAATTCAAGGAACACCGCTCCCTTGGGGGATAGGTAGGTCATGTCGGCCACCCCAGCGGTCAGCCCGATGCCCTTCAGGAAGAACCCGTTGGAGCGGGAACGGGGGTTGTTGAGGTTGAGGAATAGCAGACCCTGCTCATTGGGTCGCATCAAAGCGAACAACTTGACACAGGCGGCTTGGAGGTTGTATTCTTCCATCATAGGGGATTGGGTGGGTATTCGTTGGCTTTGGTGTAGGGAAGGTGACATTGAATGTTTGCGATGCCGAGGGAACCGTTGCGGTTCTTTCGGACGATGACCTCCATCAAGTCCGATGGCTGGTTCCTATCATGCTCGTAAGGTCGGTAAACGAAACCAATCTTGTCCGCATCAAATTCCAGTTGCCCCGTTTCCCGAAGGTCCGACATGATGGGCCGATGGTCGCTCCTTCCCTCGGTTGCACGGGATAGCGATGACACCACAACCCCGAACACCTTCTGCCGTTTGCAAATGGCTTTAAGGGTCTTGCTGATGTTGGTCATCTGCTCAATTTTCGGCTTGGCCTTATCAATCTTGGTCGGCTCAACCAGTTGCAGGTAGTCAAGATAAAACCCGCAAATCCCGTACTTGGTTTTCAGTTTTGCGATTTCGCCCTCAATGCGGTCCAAGTTGGCTTGGTGCAAGTCCACGATATACAACGGTTTGGACTTTAGGAGGTCCGCTTTTTGGCCAAGGTCCATGAAATCTTTTGTGCTGATTCGTTCGGTCGGGTTAAGGAAGTGCGCCCCGTCCATGTTGGCAAGGTTGGAAAGCATCCGCTGGGTCAGTTGCTCCGCTGACATTTCCAGCGTGAAGAACACCACGGGAATATCGGCCATGGCTTGGTTCATTGCGATTTGAAGGGCTAAGAGCGTCTTGCCCATTGCTGGACGACCGCCAAGGAGGATGAACTCGGTAGGTTTAAATCCCGTCAGCATTCGGTCCATCGGGCTGATGTAGGTGGGAAAGATTGAATCCTTGCGCCTGCCTTCACGGACCTCGTTCATGTTCATGAGGTAGGTCTTGGCCAGTTCGTGGGCGGTCGTTTCGGTGGCGTTGGTTTCAATGGCTTGCATGGACTGATAACGGGCGAAGGCCTTGGGTATGTCCCTGTCATGGGCCAACTCGTCCATGATGCGTTGTTCCTCCCGTTGCTTCCACGCCTCGTTAAGGTCCGAGGCATAGACCTTCCAGTCAAAAGTCAGCGTGTTGCCATCAAGGATGTCCACAAATTCAGCGATGACATGGGCTTGACCATTGTCAATTAGATGCTTGTGAACGGCCACCAAGTCAACAGGTCGCTCCGCTCGGTGCAGGGATTCAATGGCCCGATATACGAGGACATGGTTCCCTGTGAATAGGCGTTCTGGGATTTGCAGGAGCAGGACCGCTCGGTTCGTGAACTGGTCCATGAGGCAGGACAGGAGCCTGCGTTCAGCGGTAAGATGGTAGGGGTTCATCGTCGGTTTGGTTTAGTGGGTTTGCAAAGGTATTGGTTCGGGCAATGGCTTGGTCCTCCCATCGTCCTTGGTTGAGGTAGGTGGCCGCATGTGGAACGAACTGGACGGGGGTTTCAGCGTATAGGCGGGCGATGTTGTTGATAGCCGCCTGCTGGTCTTCGTCCTTCAACTTGGCGAAGGCTTTGGATGCGGACTGCTTGGAGGTCTTGCGGGGATAGAGGTTCCAAAATTGGTCAAAAAGGACACAAGTATTTTCTCCTCTTTTCTTCTCTTCTCTTCTCTCCTCTTCTCTATTGAACACAGGTTCAACCTTAGTTGAAGGTAGGTTCAACATAGGTTCAACCTTAGTTGGATTTTCTTCAACCTTGGATGACCTCCTTTCGGCACTCCGCTTCCCCGCTTGGGACATCTTGGTCCGATGCAGGTTGGCTTCCTCCCATTGGATGTCAAGGAACTTGATGAACACCGACGGCCCGTTGGATTCTACCAATCGGGTTTGGAGTAACCGTTCAAGATGTCCGTCCGCTTCCAGTTCGGCGTGGTCGGTTGACATCTCGCATTCTGCGTTCCAATAGACGCAACACAATCGGATGAAGGCCACCTGCACCTCGGCGGGTTGGCGGGATATTCGGCCCATCATCCAATCGGCTGGGCAGAACTTAAACCATGATATTTGCTTCATGAGTAAAAAAAAAGCCCCAACTGATTCAGGCAGTCGGGGCAGGGTTAAAGCGGCTAACCCTTAGTCGGACGCATCGTGTGGCCTGAATTACACACGGGCGTTATTGGTAAATGTAATCTTCGGGCAAAGTTACACTAAAACGGCATATCTCCAGCCTGTGGTTCAAATGCGTTGGCGGGACGGGATTCGTTCATCGGCTCTACTTTGCCGCTCAAAAACTTCTTGCCGCTCTGCCCTTCCTTGACCCATGCGGACAGGCGCATTTTTGTTCCGTCGGGGAGAATGATGTCCCCACGGTAGTCGGGGCGTTTGGGGTTGTCGCCCTTGTCGTTTGCGAACAGGGAGAAGGTGTTGGGTTGGGGGGTGTAGTTGCTCATGGGTTGGGGTTGGGGTTTAGGTAAAATTGAGAATTTAATTGTTTTGAGGTGGTCAAATGGAACCCACACAAAAAGGTCTTTTTTGTTTGGACGGTTGATTTTTTCGTAAAGATGCTCGTTGGCTTCGTAGTGGTTTACAAGGTCTTGCCTTCTAAAGATAAGAAAGGAATCGGATGTTTCCCAAGCAATGTATTCGGCCTTCCCGTAAAGCCAGCCGTCAAAACCTGCAACTCCTTTAATCTCCAAAAGTATTTGGTCATTGCAAAAGTCGTCTTTATTCTTCCGTTTTGTTCTTCTTCGGCCCTTTACATCAAAGGTCCAGTCCCCGCAAAAGCAGTCAATATGCTCAACCGTGTTTTGTTTTTGGGTTGATGGCTTGCATGGTATCCCATTCTTTTTCGCAAAAAGGAACATAAACAAATTCTCGGATTCTTTGCCATCCTCAATAGATTTAGGAAAGTCCTTCATCATTGGCTTTGGATTTTGTTAGGTTGAATTGTGTAAGTACAGTTTTCTTGAACGAGCCAATTAGAGGCCCGTAAATCGCTTAAAATTCGGTAGGTGGTACGAAGGTTCACACCAAGCACTTTGGCGAGTTCTGATGCCCTGTATGGGCGTTGTGCGAGGTACGACACGGCGTAGATGGTGGCGACCCTTCGTTGGATTTCTTTTCCTTTGGGTTTGGGCATGGTTAAGTGGTCTTAAAAGTAACAGCGATGCTTGGTTTTGTCCCTTTTGCGGGACACACGGGTACCGCTTCGCCCGTGGCTTCGTCGTAGAATGTTGCTTTGCCAGCCTTGCGGAAAGCCATCTTGAGCAGTTCTTCTCGGTCCTTTATGCTTGATTGCAAATAGCGCCATTGCTGGTCTTGCGAGTAGTCGGGGGTTAACGCCCCCTCCTTGACTTGAATCTCTGCACCGAAGGCGGAGAATGTTTTGCCGTGTTTCTCCGCTTCGTCCCTCACGATGTCCTCGGTTGCCTTTAGGACTTGCTCCAGGGCTTTGACGACCGCCTTCAAGCGTACATGGGCGGCGATGGGGTTGACCTCGCCTTCCTCGATGCGGAGGATGAGGCCAGCGGCGATGTCGGCGATGTCAGCCTTGCTGATGTCGCTCTTGGGAATGGTGACTAAATGGTTCATGGATTTGTCACTGGGCGGGTTTGGAATAGGTTAACAAGCGTGCGGACATTGCCATCCCAAATTTCTTTGGGCAGGTGCATGGATAGGTTCCACATCTCTTTTTGGGTGAGGTCTTGGAACCAGTCCTTTTGTTGCAGGACTTGTAGCAACTCGTTGATGGTGGTGGAATACTGCTCGCGGTCGTTCATCAATGCAACGAATGCGTCAGCGTTAAGGCGGGATAGTAGATTGTTCATGGTTTATTTTTTAGAGAGTTGGTTTTGGATGAATTGGATGCCCTTCTCAAATCGGGCGGGGGTCATTTGGTCCAGGTCTTTCATGAACCGCTCCTGTTGCTCGGCGGGGAGTTTCTGCACCAACTTGAGGAAGTCGGCTTTGAGGGTTGCGGCGGTGAGGTCGTCGTAGGCGGGAACCAATCCGAGTTTGTCGTTGAGGTCGTTAAGGTTCTCCTGCTTGGCGATGGCCATGCTGACCTCGTTAGCGGATGCGATTGATGTTTCAATCCCGATACCAAGGGCGGCCAAGGCACGGCCAAAGGCAGAGGTTTCGCAGTTTTCTACATAGGATGTCTTGTTAATCATAGACGAGGTGCGGTCCTCATGGGCGTGGCCCGTAGCACGGATGCGGCCATCGGCATCCCGAATCATTGCCTTGATGCAGCAACGGTCGGGTTGCAGGTCAACGAGGTCGGATTCAATGGACCAACCTGCATAGGCTGGCTCGTTGCGGAAGAAGAGCAGGCGTTGGTTGACTTCAACATAGTCCTTCCCTTTGATGTTGGTGGTTTTAAACTTGTGCATGGTTTGGGGGTTTAGAGGGTTACAAAATAGTGGGTTTCAACAGGGTTGCCGTGTGGGTCCAGTTCGGTGACTTCGGAGTATTCTTCCCAGGCTTGGGCATCTGCGCCATGTGAAGTTTGGTGCTTGCAGTCGGCCATGGCTTCTTGCAGCGTGTCGCACGGAGGGAAGATTTCACTCGCCTTCATATACTGCGACCAGTTGATGACTTCAAATTTGTGCATGGTTTGGGGTTTAGAGGGTGACGATTGCAAGAATGAATCTGCCGAAAAATGCGAGGCCGAGGCAAGCGGTCAGCACGATGTAGCCAGTCGTAAGGGCTGCTTTGAGTTTGGTTTTGGTTTTGTGGGTCATGGTTGGTGGTTTAGTTTCCGGAGAATTGGTTGAATTTCGCTGCAACACAAGCACCGTGCTGACGGGCGATTTGGCTGCTGATGTCGGCCAAGCCGGAAGCATCAAGGTCGCTGATGCTGCACTCTTCAAGGCGAAGCCATTGTGCGCCGAAGCCGGTGGCGGTGATTTTGCCGTTGGTCAAGTTGATAGACAAAGAATTGTCAAACAAGGTGATGAAGTTGTGGGTGGGGGTTTTGATAGTTTTCATGGTTTTGTGGTTGGTTTGTAGGTCAAAGATACGGCGGTTTTTCCTTTTGCGACCATTGTAGTCATTTTTTTTGTGATTTTCTTTTGGGACATTTACACCCGATGCGGTATAAGTTTTTCAAAACTCGCTGTTTTCGCCATATTTCTGCGCTATCGGGTATAAATTTGCGGTATGACCTACCACTCCACTCGACCCGCTAAAGCCCTCACAAACGCCTTGGAGCGGCTCATGATTGCCATATCACCCGCTGACCTGGAGCAGAACCACGCCCTCCTGTGCGAGTACCGCAGGGCTTGTGAACTGCTGGGCTACGACCCGGCAAAAGCCCAATGGTCCGGA